TAGAAAAGTTGATTATGCAGCATACACAATCATTGATGGTGGACCACTTGACACGAAAGCGTTTGCATTGTTACAAGAAGACGCTGGATAGGAGTAAGTTATGAAAGTGCTTAAAAATTTTAGATGCAAAGAAACCGGCAGCATTCTTTTAGTCGGTGAAGAATTTGAAAGCGCAGACGTTAAAAGGATTGAAACTTTAGTCAATAAAGGCTTTGTGGGCGTGGATGAACCTATCCCGTCCGCAGAGTTTACTAAAAAAGAAATCATGGCGCTTTTAGACGAACAGGGAACGGAATACAATCCAAGGGCAAAGAAAGAAGATCTAATTAACTTGCTTGGTGGTGATGAATAATGTTAGAAGCGGTTAAAATAGCGCTAAGAATCAAGAATACGGCTTATGATTCGGAAATAACCGGATTGATAGAGGCGTGTAAACTGGATTTAAAAATAAGCGGCGTTAAAACAATTAGCGAATCAGATGCCTTGATAGAAAGAGCAATTGAAATGTATTGCAAGGCTAACTTTGGCATAGGAAACACAGAGGGCGAAAGATGGCAAAAAGCATATGATTCCCTAAAAGAGCATTTAGCGTTAGCAGGTGATTATAATGTTTAAGGATGTTGCCGAACTCATAACACTAACAAAGACAAGAAACAGCATGGGCGACACAGAAACAACAAAGAGCTACAGGGAAGTATATGTCAAAGAAGATGCGGTATGGCAGAAAGAATTCTATAGTGCCTATGCGCTCGGTCTAAGGCCTACGCTATCACTTGAGATACAAAGTATAGACTATCAAAAGGAAAGCCTCTTACGCTTTGATGGCGAAGAATATCGAATCATTCGAGTTGATAAGAAAGGCGGCGACTTAATCAAATTAGTATGTGAGGGAGTGGTCAACAGTGGCACTACCTAAGTCAGTAACAAAAATCAGTAAGAACGGCGTTGAGTTTGTATCAAGTGTTGACCGTTGCCAGTACACCATCGCAGAACTTACAAGGGCAGCGCTTAGAGACACGGCAAAGCTAATAAGAAAAAGGTCACTTGAAAAGATTCGCAAGCTGCCAGGTATGAGGCGAGGTAAAAGACCGCTAAGAAGTACGCAGTATTGGTTAAGGCGCAGAGAGTCGGACCTTGTAATCGGCTTTAAGCATGACACATGGTACGGAGTGGCTCAAGAGCTTGGAACAAAGAACCAACCAAGAAGAAACATATTAAGAGATACCGTATTCGAAAACATAGACGAAATTCAAAAGATACAAGCTCAATACCTATCAGCAATAGAAGATGAGCGAAAAGCAGAATCATTAATAGACGAAAGTGAGGCGATAGGTGATGACAGCGAAGCTTAGGGATTACTTGGTCGAACAATTAAAACTAACTTGTCCGAGAGTTTACAACATGGAAGCAGACAATGACGCCATATTTCCTTATTTAACCTATGACTTGATAGGCTTTAGTGAAAAAATCAAGACGACATATCAATTTGAAGTTGATGTGTGGGACCGCCAAGAAAGCACGGAAACGGTGGAAGGAATAGTAAAAGACTTATCATACTTACTGTCAAATACAATTTATCGAGAAGATGATCAGTTAATTTTCATATATTATCCTGGATACAAAACGGTAAGAGATGATGACAAACTAATTAAAAGAAGAACATTAACTTTTGAATTAACCAATTACAAATTGAAAGGAGAAATATAATATGTATATTTTAGGACATGGAGTTTTTGCAATTGGCGGCACGGACATTGCAGTAACAAGGGGCGGCGGTCAATTTATAGTAGAACGAACCAACAAAGAGATAATTGCAGACGGTGACTTTGGTCCAGTAAAAGGACGTATCCGTAAAGACGGCGCTAGGGCAATGCTAACAATCAGAACGCTTGAAATCATTGGAGCTAATCTAGCTAAGATGTATCCAGCAGTAGAGGTTGACGATGCGGTTAGTGGAATGACTACCCTTACTGGCAAAGCAGACATCGAAGATGACGATTATAATACTACAGTGTCGTGGACAGGAGTAACGGACGATGGTAAAAGCGTTGTAATAGAACTTGAAAATGCTATCAATCTCGGCAATATCGTTAATTGGGCTTTGGTTGATAAGGATGAGGTTGTTGAGGAGTTAGCCTACACAGGTACTTACTTACCGACGGCAAGGACAACGGAGCCGTGGAGTGTATCAATTATTGACGCATAATTAACTTAGGTAGTGCTTAAATGCGCTACCTATTTTTTTACAAATTTGGAGGAATAGCTATGGAATTAAAGATAAGACAATTAATTTGGAATGATATCTATGATGTAGCTGATATTGTAAAAGGCATGGATATTAAAGTTCCTGAAGGCGAAAGAGATCCTCAAAAAGCCGGCATGATAATGATGAAATCAATGCTAGGCCAAACGAAAGGTGCTAAAAAACAAATCAACGAATTTTTAGGAAGTTTGTTTGGAATCACTGGCGCAGAATTTGGAAAGCTATCACTTAGCGAAAGCATTAAAGCCATAAAACAACTATCAGAGCTAGAGGACTTGAAGGATTTTTTCGACTCGGTAGGTCAATTGATGTCATAGAGATTGAGGACCTACTGCTTTCAAGGTACCACAATATTGAATACGTTAACAATAAGCCATTTATGAAGGGCTTTAAGTTGGTCAACAAGGCTATGAAAGAACGAGAAAAAGAGAAGCTATATCAAATATGGTTGATTAATTATAAGTCTATGGACAAAGAGCATTTTATTAGTTTCGAAGATTGGTATAAAAAATTAGTTGATGAATCACGAGTTAAGAAAGTAGCGGCATCGTTAAGTCAAGAAGACATCTTAAAACAAGTAGAAATGATTAGAGAAAGGGCGGTGGCGCAACGTGCAAATATTTAAACTATTTGGATCAATCATGGTTGACACTGATAAAGCCAATGAGTCAATAGGCAAGACTGAAAAAAAAGCAGAAGGCTTGGCTGGTACCATTGGAAAAGGTGCAGAAAAAATAGGTGCATTTGGTAAAATATTGGGCGGTGTAGCTTTAGCCGGTGGTGCTGCTCTTGGTGGGTTAGCTATTAAAGGCGCTCACAGCGCTGATGAGTTAAAAGGCGCTATGAATAAGCTAGTAAGCGCCACAGGAGCCACAACAGAAGAAACAAAGGCACTAGAGCAAAGCATGAAGAACATCTATGCTAATAACTTTGGTGAAAACTTTGATGATATAGCTGGAGCTATGGGGACACTTAAAACAAATACAGGTCTTGTAGGCAAAGAGCTAGAGAAAGCAACTGAGAACGCTTTTTTACTACAGGACTCCTTTGGATTTGGGGTCGAAGAAACAAGTGTGGCAGTATCGACAATGATGTCACAATTTGGAATTAGTGCCGAAAAGGCCTATGAAATGATTGCTGTTGGTGCTCAAAATGGTGCTAATAAAAACGGTGATCTATTAGATGTTATTAACGAGTATAGTGTCCAGTTTGCTGGATTGGGTATGAACTCTGGTGTCTTCATGGAATCATTGATAGAAGGCGCTGAAAATGGTGTTTACTCGATTGATAAAATAGGTGACGCAGTTAAAGAATTTAACATCAGATCAAAAGATATGAGTAAAACAAGTGCAGCTGCTTATGAGGATATGGGCTTTAATGCTGATGATATGTTTAAAAGGTTTGCAGCTGGTGGAGATACGGCAGCTACAGCAATGCAAGAAGTAACAAAGACGCTTAATGACATCGAAGATCCTTTAAAGAAAAACGAGCTAGGAGTGGCATTGTTTGGAACTCAATTTGAAGATATCGGACCTGATATAATAGGTGTATTAGGTGGACTTGATGGAAAGCTTGCAAGCACAGGCGAATATATAGACGGAATGACAGGCACCTTAGATAAGATGAATGAAGTTAGATATGACACCGTTGGCGAAGCAGTATCGGCCTTGGGACGTAAGTTCGAGGTTGGATTACTTGATGCTATACAACCTATCATGCCTAAGTTAATGGAGTTTGTCGGGTGGGTATCGGATCACATGCCTCAGATAATGGCAGTCATGGTTACAGTGTTTGGAAAGGTTGGAGAGGTCGTAACTGCAGCAATTGACATATTTAATGCTTATGTAATGCCAGTATTAAGGTCTGTGTATGATTGGGTAATAGCTAACATGCCAATGATTAAAGAAACCTTTAACAATGTGTTTGAAGTAATTAAAACGGTAGTACAGGTTGCTGTAGATATATTTAGAGATAACTTAATCCCAATATTTAAAGTAGTTTGGGAGCTTGTACAGGTAGCGTTCCCAATTATTATGACCATCATTAAAGGTGCGTTTGAAGTTATAACACCAATTGTTAAGGCCTTATGGACTGTATTTGATACATTTATACTTCCAATTTTTAAAAAGGTCCTTGGATGGGTACAGGACAATATGCCAGCTATTCAAAAAGTGTTTGAAACTGTATTCACGATTATTAAAAACTATATTCAGTTTGTAATTGATGTATATACAGTCTTTTTTGAAGTGTTGGGTAAAGTATTTAACTTTGTAAAAGATGTATTTAGCGGCATAGGAACATTGATAATGAAGGCTTTTGATGGTGTAACAAAGTTTATTGATGGTATCATAGATAAATTTAATCTAGTCAAGAACGCTGTTAAAGGTGCTATAGATGGTGTAAAGAAGTTTTTTGGTATAGAGGTAGATGATAAAGAGCCAAAAACAAATCCAAAGAGTGGCAAGAGCCTAACGGGAACCCAATATAAACCAGGTCTATACTCAGGCGGGGAGGTTAGTGTTGGTGGTACCGTAAAAGTTGGCGAGATGGGACCTGAATTGCTAGACTTGCCGGAAGGTGCTAGAGTAAGACCTTTGGAGAAAAACAATGCTCAAGCGGTTAATATAAATGTCAATGGGGCAACATATGTAAATGACAAAGCAATAGGTGATTTAATGGATCTCATGGTTGAGTATTTGAGGGGCAAGGGAGTTGAGACAGTATGAGTTTAGTTGTTAAAATCGAAGGTAACGTTGTTGATCCTAATAAAATATCAAAAAACTCAGCATCAATATCCACTGATTCGCAGGGTAGGAAATCTCTTGGCGTAGGAATCTATTTTACCGCAGCACAAGGGATACCTATTGAGGGCCATGACATTGCAATACTAGAAGATACAACATTGTTATTTGGTGGTGTCATAGGGGGAATCAGCATAAACCCCTTTACATCACATCAAAGCAGCTCGGCGGACTTATTATGCAACATAACGAGTGATGGTTATAACTCGATACCCCAAAGAAGAACACTAACGCTAAACTACACAGACAAGACGGCGGGATTTGTTGTTAGTGATATGATTACCAGCTTTTTGAGCGAAGAAGGCGTAACGGCTGGAACAATATCTACAGGTGCAACCTTAACGGCATATAGTGGCATATATAAATCAATCAAAGAAGTACTTGATGAAATGGCTGAAGCTAGTGGCTATGCGTGGAACATTAATGATGATTTAACCTTAGATTTTAAGGCGGTTGAAACACCAACTTTATCAACAGATACGATTACCGGTGATGACGGTGATCACTTTAACTTTAGACCAACACGGAGCTTAAACGGATTTAGGAATAAGCAATATGTTGAGGGTGGTCTTGACGCTGGGGGCAATGTAATCAGAGTAGTAACACAGGACGATGTAAGCATAGCAGCTAGACAAGCCGCAGAAGGTGGCAGTGGCGTATATGGAAATGTGTATAAGGATACAAACATTCAAACGGCTGAAAATGCTCTAGTAGTCGCAAAAGAACTGTTGGATAGATACCTGGTGCCAGCTGCAGCAAGCGTACAATCATACAAATCAATGGATGTAGGTAAAATAATTAAGGTAACATATCCAAAGTATAGCATAGGAGCAAATACAGAGTATCTTATAACATCAAAAACGGCAGAGCGAGACGGTAATCAATGGGTATATAGCTATAACTTAGAAGCTAGATCTAGTACTAACTTTAGTTCAAAGCCTAGAAGCAATGCAGTTGACTTTTTCAGTAAGTTGTTAAAAAAAGAGACAGTCAGTGACGGTGGTGGTGGTGGTACAGGTATAAATATTTATTCTTTTGAGACCTTACCGGTTGATTTAAGTGGATTTATAGACGGTGATATTATTTTGATATAAAGGTGGTGCAAAATGTCAACTTTAACAATAAATCCAACATTAGGTATAGGTGGCAAACTTGTACTTTTTGATAGCGACGGAACGACAGAAATATCAGCATTGTTTACTAAAGACTATGCGACAGCCGAAACTGTAGCGATTTGCGTTGCTAAAGACCAGGACGGATACTTTAACGATGGAGACATAAGGCCTGTATATAATAAAATTTATGTAATGAGTGCCAACAGGAGCGTAGGTTTTATATTTAGCGCATACACCGAAAAGTTTCCACCTTTTATAGAACATGGCAAAACCTATTACCCACAGTTAGTAGTGTCAAAAATGCACGAACAAAAACAAGTTTCTACCTATGAAGTTTCAGAACCTAAAGAAAAAGCAGTTTACGAAGTTAACACAGGCGTAGCGAATTTAAAAACAACATACATATTTAAAGAGGGTGAGCGCATAAATAAACATATGCTGACTACATCCCCACAGACCGCCATAGATGGTTTCGTAAGCGTGAGTAACTTTAGCGCTGCAGGCGATTCCATAACTATGGGACTTGCAAACGATGTGGCACAGATAAGCTATGTTACAAAAGACCAAGACGGACCGATGCGCGGCTCGATATATCTTTTTAGCCGATCTGACTGTTACTTTGCCATGTACAGGCTTTTGTACATGGATGGAACATTATATGGTGAAACACAAAGCTGCATACAATTAAAAAATCACGACTCTTTTTCTGTTATTGATTTTTCTTCTGATTTTCAAGTGGGAGAAAACCCTAAAGTAATGCTGCACTTAGACATTGTAAACGAACTTACGCCATTAACGCAATGGATAATAGCCGAGAAAAGAAGGGTTACAGTACAAACATTAAATACACCTTTTGAGCAAATATTAAGGCAAAACCCTGTTTACAACTTAGCCTATGAAATGAAATATAATGCTATAGCAGGTGTAAATAATATTGGACTGTGGTTTCCGGCTACTTCACCATCTGGCAAATATTCGTTTGTTGATTGGGGAGATGGTACGCCGATTACGTTTTATTATTACAGTTCAACGATTTTACACACTTATGCAAGCGCAGGCACATATACTGTTAGAGTTTATAATTCTTTTTACGGTATATCCTCTTATTCTACATCTGACCCAACAAGAGCGGCACGGTTTATAGAAGTTTACAGCTTTGGACGATTGCAAGAAAATCAAACAACAATGGAAAGAATGTTCAGGGGGGCAGTTAACCTTGAAAAAATAGATAAGTTTACATTAAAAGGACTTGCAAATTTAAGATTTATGACAGAAACCTTTATGGATTGTGTAAAGTTAAAACGAGCACCTATTATACCATCAACCGTTACAAGCATGAGTAGTACATTTAGAAATTGCATAGAGCTTGAAGGTGACATTGTAGTTGAAGCTTTGTCAATAAATGTTTTGACAAATTGCTTTGCAGGCACAACAAAGGCCAAAAACTTTATATGCAAAAACGGTTCTACGACTTACGTAACAGCCATGGCAGTAATTAATGGTTTGAATGGCGTTACAGTTGTTGGAGTATAAATTATCAAACTATCAAATATGCTAACCAAGAAAGGAGTGATAAAGTGAGCAATAGCCCATTAGTGAACCACACAAGAATATCACCAAACAGTAGCAACCCAAGAAACAAGCCTATAAGCAAGATAACCATCCATCACATGGCTGGAAATCTAACCGTTGAAGCGTGTGGTAACGTATTTGCACCTGCCACACGAA